ATTAGCAAAGATTGATAGAAAAGATACATCACCGTGCTCTACAAGGATCTTTCCATTCTTTCCATTCTCAGTGTCATTAAAAATACAATAAGCATATACTCCATCTTCACGATTTTCAAGTAATGCTTGACCAAGAACATTAGATAGTTCATTGTGCTGATGTTGCCAAACCAATGGTACTGTTTGGCCATCATTGTCCTTAAATGCATCCTTAAGAATTACCCTTCCATCAGTGCACTTAAGACCGTTTTTAGTAGCATAGCCACCAAAATCGTATTTAGATTTACTCATTATTTAGAAACTCCTTCCATTTTGATTGTATTAACTAGATCGCTGATCGGCTTTGGCTCAGCCACTACTTCTGGCTTTGGTTCAGGTTGATTAAGATTCTTATTACGTAATTCGTCAGCACTCGTATCATCACTTGGCTTACGCCCAACAATTTGACGAATTTCATTAGAACTTAGAATCTCATTCCTAGTAAACTTATCTGCTATGTCAGCCATCTGACTAACTGGAACAAGTTTAAACGGATCCCTAAGTGCCATAATAGATTGACCTTGTGTCCGACCAGTCTTAGTTATAAAAACACGTTTCATTCCATCTATAACCGCAGCAAGAATAGGTTCAATTGAACGATTATAATAATTTATCATTTCTTTCTCATCCGCAGTACCATCAAAGACAGCTTTCGTTAAACCTAACTGGCTATAAAGCATACTCGTTAAGAACTCAATTTGTCCCATTAAGTTATTCTCTGCGGGTCTGTTCAATTGGGTAATCTTTTCGGTTCCATCAGTATAAGCAATACCATACTTTGAATCTTTTAACTGACTCTCAATCTCTTTCCTTCTATTATTAGCTTGTTGCTGACGTGCAGCTGTTTTAATCACATACGGTAATTGAATAATTAAATCTAATTTACCGGATCCACTTTGATTGTCTATCACATCTAAAAGATTTAATTTTGTTACAAGACGTTGCAAAGTGGAATTTGGTTCATTCATTACCGAATAAAGCGGATTTTCAACAATAGCAACCATAGATTTAGGAAGTGTAATATCTTGTTTATATCCAGTTTCATCATTGTAAACATTAAGACGTACATGTTTTGGATGCCAACCAATAATCTTTGCCGTCCGCATTGTTGTAATATCATATGAACCAGTAATCGCAGGATTCAAAGTAGTATCAACTGGAACTATTGCTACAACACCTTCATCGCACATAGACATTACAACATCTTGTATGAATCCACGACCGGTTTGATCTATATTTGCTTCTAACGTAAGGCAATTATTAAGACCAGATTCAATAGTTTCAATATATCTTTCATCTTCATCCAGACGAACATGTTGTATAGGAATTGAAGCCACATCTATACCAATTCTGGTATAAATAGAAGAAATAATTGAATTTTCTGTTCCAAGTCTTAGACGATACAAATCCTGTCTTATACTATATGCGGGTCCAATGTTTGTATATATTTGATTGGATTCACCGTATCGGATGGCATTCCATGCATGTCGTAAACGATCACCAAAAGAATTTGGCACTATACACCACCTCCTTAATTAAATTTTTAATTGTCATACATAGTTTGCCAAAGTCCTCCTTTAATAAACCGAACCAAGAGAAACACGGCGCCAATTTTGCCCTGATACGGTATTGTCTGCAACGCAGAAATACACATAAGTAGCATCAACTACTGGACGTCCAGCAACACCAACAGTTCCGTCTACGCCACCAGCCATCTTAACTGCCGAACCAGTAAACGCAGCATTTGCCATTGTCTCACCAAGTACAATATCGTTGGCAAGAATACCAGCCACTTTTGCAGTTAAGAGTACATCCTGATTCGAACCATTGGAAGCAACAACCCCAACAGGAGTATCAGCATTGACAGCTGCCACGAGATGGGATTGAACATTAGCAGCACTGCAATCAGCACCACCAGTTAACGTTGCGCCAGCAAAAACATTTGTACCAGCAGTAAACGTTTCAGTTGTTGCTACTGCATTGGCAGCTACTCCGCCAATCAACGCAGTAATAGTGCAATCGTTAACAACAAATGCCGCAGCAGTAACCGATGGATGAGGAGTATTGTGGCCATCGGTACCGTTAATAGCTGCTACAATAGCAAGTTTAGCAGCCGCTATGGTAGCACCCCTACTAACTTCGCCATTAGCATTAGCTGTACCATCAGGAACAATCGTATAAACTTTTGTTCCGATAGTAAACGTATCATTACTGGTGGGTTGGGTATCGATCGTCAATACTCGAGCCGCATGCGTGGCATGATCAGAAATATCAATAGCAATATTGGTTGGGAGTGTTTTCGATAGCGCAGTATCTGCACAGAACTCATATTTCCGAGTTCCAATGGTTACAGTTTCACCATCAATAGTTACACCACTTACCCCCAATGTCATTACCGCTTTAACAGCATTTACTGGCGTCCCGCCAACACCTAAATTACTGATAAGTTGCTGAAACTTTGTTCCTAGAGCTAATGTCTTATCTCTAGGATCGGTTAGATTGTTGATAATTGTAATATGCTTAGTACTTAAATCGTTCATTTTAAAATAGTCTCCTTAAAATTTAATTTTCTCTTACCGGAATGATAATTGTTTTATCTAGTGTTCGACCATCATAAGTAGTAACTCTACAAGTTATTGGATAATCTTTATTGGCCACACCACCTTCCAACCAAATAGTAGCAACTGTGTTTACATCATAATCAATTCCTGCAATCGTAACAGCAGCCTGATTAGAACTTTTTTTAATTAGTTCTACTGGATCATCTGCAGGCATAATCCATAAAACTGTTGATATAGTTGATCCTTGAAGTTCACCACGATCATTTTTACTTCCGTCATTAAGACCAGTTTCTTTATCGCACCAAATAACAAAATATGGTTCTTCATTATTAGGATCTTTACTTGGTAATATTGTTTGCATCTAATCTCCTTACTTATTTGATCGTTTATCACGCCAAGGAACTGAAGCCCGTTTATCTCTAAACAATACTTCAACACGTTTATCACGGAATAATACTGCTGTAGAATGATTTCCATCATTATATACATATAACGATGGTGGTTCAGCTATAATTGATTTATATTGATCTAAAGTAATATTATTATAACAATATAAGACAGTTATAATAGTTACAATATCTATTCTTCCAAGTTCAATCTTTTCAAAAACGGTTGGACTATCAACTAGTGATAATCCCTTGCCGTATTGCAAATTAATACTTTCTAATAGATACCGACTATCAAGAATCGCTAAACCATATAATCGAGATAAATTTATTAATTCTTGTGCTATTATCTGTGAATTAGTACTTAATCCATTAAGTTTATTAACGGTGATATTCTCGTTAGCAATACTTTGTGCATTAATACTTAATCCGCTAGATTTAGAAAATATCAAATTGTTAAAAATTTGACATTGCGAGACAACAGACATTCCGTTTAATCGATCAAATATCAAACTATTATATAACGTATTTTGCTCACTAATACTTAATAGATTTAATCGACTAATATTTACACTTTCACTTACATGACTTATTCCTTCTTGGAACACTGTCAAGCCAATAGAACGTGCTATTATTACATTCTCACTATATTGCCCCCTTGTTTCTTCAACTACAGTTATTCGAATAATTTTAGTTAATGACAAATAGTCATTGACTTGGCATTGTGTAGTTGTACTTATACCAATTAATCGATTTAGAACTACATTAACATTGGTTTCGAATTGTAGTACATTTGCAGTTATACCAATTAATCGGTTTAAACTTGTATTATCATTAACTTGACACTGTGTAACTGTACTTATACCAATTAATCGGTTTAAACTTGTATTGTCATTAACTTGACACTGTGTAACTGTACTTATACCAATTAATCGATTTACAACTGTACTTTCACTAATTCGTAACTGCGCATTTACACTTATACCAATTAATCGATCTAAACTTGTAATATTATTAACTTGACACTGTGCAGTTGTACTTATACCAATTAATCGATTTAAAACTATATTTTCACTAATTCCTAACTGCGTATTTACACTTATACCAATTAATCGATTAATAGTTACATTTTCACTTACTTGACTTATTCCTTCTTGTAATACTCCTATCCCAATAGAACGTGCTAATATAACAGTTTCGTTAATAAAACCTTGCGTTTCTTCTAGTACAGTTATACCAATAAACTTTGCTAAACTTACTGCATCTTTTTCATTCGTCTGCGTCCCACTACTTTGCGTGCTAGAACGTGAGAGAGTAACTGTTTCAACAATAGTGGGTCTCGCACTTATCGTCGTAATGCCTACAAAACGTGCTAAAGTCGCCGTATCCCCAATAACCACTTGACTAAGAGCGGTGACACCGATGAACTTTGCTAGCGCCAGCGTATCTCCGACAACCACTTGACTAAGAGCAGTGATACCGGTGAACTTTGCTAGTGCTACAGATTCTTCAGTTGCTGGTCGTGCACCTGCTGACGTCAAACCTACAGAGCGTGCTAACATAGACGATTCGAGAACAGTCTTTGTCTCAAGAACAGAAACACCATCCAATTTCGCCAGCGATGTCATACCGAAAACATTCACGTTCGTTGTTGCGCTGATACC